CGCTTAGTGGTACACGAGGAGACAAAAAGAATATGGTCAACACAGGACCCGATGAACAACCGGAATCTCTTCCAGGCGATCTACTGTCAGTCGACACCTACATCCAAGATGAGCCGGACGGCACTCTTACAAAAGAAGTGACCGCTGGGACAGGCGATGAGGGCGCAAGGCCCGACGGCAAAACAGATCTAGAAGACGGGACGCCGGACCCTATTCGGGACGCCAATGATGACGGAAAAACTCAGGCTAAACCTGGTGAAAAGCTCTACGATCAGCCCGGCTTCAAGGAATATCAATCCAAGACAGACGCGCGAATTGCAGAGCTTAGTACGCAGGTAGAGCAAGGGACCAAGGCTCGTGAAGAACAGCGGACTCAAGCTAATGCTGCCGTTCTTGACAATACTGTCCAAGCCTGGAAACAGAAGCAGTACGAAGCTTTGATAGATCGTGGGGTCGAGGAACCTATGGCGGCAGAAATAGCCGAGTCCCAAGGGAACCTCGCCAAGCAGTCTTACCTCGCCAATAAGGGAGAGTCGGCTGCTGAAGCGCAGACATCAACTGCTCAAGGACAGGTTGCGGATCAAGTCCGTAACGCTCGCGCCTATGAACTTGCTGCACAGCATCAAGTGCCTTACGCGGAGCTAGCCGCAATTAACGACCCTGGCTATATGGAAGTCCACGCTAAGTCATTAGCACGGACGGCAAAGCTAGAGGCGCAGATTGCAGGATCTACTCCCGGTCAGGTATTTGATACAAGCAATCCTGAGGCCGCAGTCGCTCCGTCAGATGACGAGCGAATACTAGACGCTTATGCCGCTGGTGATACGAGGGTCAATAAAGACATGGCTGAGGCTGCTTCCAAGCGCCTTGGTATGTCGATCTTCTAGCCAACGGCAGAGGAATCATCATGGCTACGCAAACTTCAACAACTGGCGCATTGCAATCAATGTCTCGCATCATGCTTGTAAAAGCACGCGAGACAGAAGAGCACAACATGCCGGTTGTGAACCTCATTGAGAGGTTCAACCTGCCTAAGGGACACTATCAACTCGATATCCCTAAGGTAGGCACGATGGTCGCATCCGATCTGGATGAGGGCATCGACATGACCGACACGGAAGACATCAACCCTGCGATCGTTTCGGCGACCACGGCTGAGGTCGGCCTTAAAGTCATCGTGACTGACATTCTGCTTAGGCAGAACAACGAGTCAGTCTTTAGCATTATCGGTCGTCAGATGGGTACTGCTATGGCTCGCAAGAAGGACACTGACGCAATAGCGCTTTTCGTCGGCCTTAATGGCGGAACGGAATTTGGCGACGACAATACCGACTTCACACTGGCTAACGCCTCGGCATGTATTGCCAAGGCTAAGTCAGCGAAGATGGGTTCGCCTTTGTTTATTGTCCATCACCCTAATGCGATCTTTAAGTTCATTAGCGGCTTCTCTGGGCCTATCGCTTCTGGCGGTAACCTTCCTAAGCCTTTCAGCGCTGACGCTCTATCGGACTTCTGGACTGGCATTAAAGTCTCTGGTGTTCCGTTCTTTGAAGATGGAAACATCGACAAGATCGGCACAACGGATGCGGGTTACGGTGTGATCGCAAATAAGAACGCAATGGGGTACCTTGTCGCCCGAGGTAAGTCTGAGGAACGACAGCGAGACATCTCGCTTCGTGCATGGGAGATCGTCGTAACTGAGGATTACTCCATGTTCGAAGTCGATGACGGCCTCGGTGCTGCTCTCGAATACGAAATTGGTGACTTGGCAACGTCTTAGTCTAGGTAGGTAATTAATGCCCGGCAGAAAAATCAAAATCACAGACGAACAGCGCAGGCTGCTCAGTGCTTCTGGCTATACGCCTGTGCAGATGCAGGTTGCGGGGGTCAAGAAGGTCACTTTGTATAAGCAGAGTGGTCGAGAATGGCAGCCACATCCGAACATGCCGGGTGACCCAGGGAGCCTACAGAAGTACCTCTCACGAGGATTCCTTCTGGCGCCTCCTGGGTCTGAAACTACCGACCACCCTGACTACGTAGTAAGTGATCCACAGGCATCAGTTAAGAAGATTGATACAGCGCAAGGCACGAAGTCTTCTGCTGATGCCACGGATACAAAGCCCTTGGGTTCGTTCGAGTGTGATGTGTGCAAGGGTCAAGCCAAGGCGTTCACGTCGATGGTCGGGCTGAAGACACACAGACGCAAGAGCAAGATCCATAAGGCAAAGGTAAAGGCCGCCTCTAAAGGCCTTGTAGGTGCTGCCTGAACTTAAAGTCAGGTACGATAAGCAAAGGTGTAATGATAGACCGAGCCTTTTACCATCGGACTATCGCAGGACTTAGAGCCTGTTAAAACTTAACCCATAGGAGGGTTATTAAAATGGCATTTCCAACAGTTGTCCAAGGCAGCTATGGATGGGAAAAGAAGGAAACCGCTGCTCAGAAGGCCAAGCTTGGCACAAGAATGGTGTTTCCGGACGGGCGTGAATTTCGGTACGCACACAACGGCGGATCAGCTATTGCTGAAGGACTCGTTGTTGCTGCTGAAGCATTGGTAGCGCATCACGGTTCTGATGGTGACTTGGCTGTAGCAACAACTGCTGCTGGCTCACGAACTATCTCTGTAACCGTTGAAGGCACTGCTGCTGCTAAAGACCTGTACGCAGAAGGCTACCTTTGGTTCAACCTAGCTGCTACTTCAGTACATGAGCTTTACAAAATCGAAAAACACGATGCGTTTGGCTCTTCAGGGGCTGCTACTGTGACTCTTGATGAGCAGTCAGGACTTCACCAGGCAGTGACAAACGGCACCGACACAGTAGGAATGATGAAGAGTCCTTACAAGGACGTAATCGTCGCTACCGCTGCTGTGGCAGAACGACCGATTGGCGTTACGGTAAACAACTTTACTGCTGCTTATTATGGTTGGATTCAAACCAGAGGTCTTTCTGTCGCAAAGATAGACGGAACCCCTGCGCTGAACTCACCACTAGGCCTTAGTTCTAACCATGCTGGTCAACTTTTGGCTGCTGGCGCAGACACAACGGGCAGCGTTGCCAGAGTCCACAGCTTGGCTGGGATCGACAACGAGTACGCTATTGTAGTGCTCTACAACTTGG